ATCAATAGTATTTGATAATTGTGTTTGTGCATTATTTAATCTAGCACTAGATTCTTGTTCAGCGGTATTACGACTTTGTATAAGTGCTGCATTTCTTTGATCAATTCTTCTTTGCGCTTCTCTGGCGCCAGCTTCAGAAACACCAACCGTGAAGCCTTTTAAAAGTCTAAAGTCTCCACCACCTAAAAATTTAGGTATTGGAATTGTAATATCTGGTAATGAAAAACTTATTTTTGAAAGCTTTATTAACATTTCGTCTTTAAAGTTTGCAAGTCTAGTAGTAATCTCGTCAAAGTTAAGTTTACTAAATAGACCTTTAATATTGGACCACAGATCATCTACAAGTGCTGTGATAGAGAACCCTCTAAATTTTTCTGCTAATTTATCAAATCCTAATTTTTCAAGAAAGAATGCTGGTAAACCAAATATTAAAACATCTAAACCTGCTGTGATTCCCTTTATAATACCTAAAACGCCGCCTTCAAGAGCACCTAATAATTTCTGAAATATTCCACCTTCGGCATCTACAAATCCAGTAAATGCGCCTTTTATAAAATCAAATAGTGTAATTAGTGGTGCAAGGAAAGTAAATCTTGCAAATACTTGAACTGCTCTTAATAATGCTCCTATAGGTTTAAACACGAATGAAAGTAATGATCCTATTTTTGCAAAGAAAGACCCTACTGATCCTATAGCCTTTCCAATTTTAGCAATCTTTTCTGTTACTCCACTAAATAACATTCTAAACATATCGCCTAAAGTAGCAAAGAAAGTATTTGATTTTATAATATCGACTGCTACATTAACACCTTTACTAACTAAACGAAATGCAGCTCCTATTGAATCAGCAATGGCAGGAAATATTTTAAATATTTTAGTAAATCTTTCAGATAAAAAGAATGCTTTAAGATACTTATCAAAACCAGTAAGTTCTGCAACAAGCGCTAAACCTACACCAGTTATAATACCTGTGGCAACCTTTAAGAAACCACCTATTCCTAACATAATGCCACCACGACTTTGCTCTTGTATGTTTTGATTATTGTCTGGTCTTATAGGCACACCATCTCCATCACTAGCTTGTGGTATATTATCTAACTTTTGATTTTTTAAATAATCAAAGTAAGAGTCAAACTGATGATTTAAAAAATCTATACTCTTTAAAATTTCTCCTAATATTTTATTATTTTCTTTTTCATAGTTTGTAGAAAATAAACCTGTTAATAGACCAAATGCTTTACTTAAAGGTGCCGTAACTATATCTTTAAATATTTTACCTAATCCTGTAAAGATGCCCATTACTGAGTCTTTTACTGTTGAAATAAGTCTTGCTACTAATCTATATGGTGCAGTCACTGCTCTCATAATAGTGTTTGTTATATTACTAATTGCTCTTGTGAGAGGATTATCTGTAAGTGCACCAATCAACAAACCTAAACCAGGCAATTTAATCCCTGCTCTTTGTATGGAACTTAATGATTGTGATATATCAGATATACCTTTTTCAAGCGTTATCTTAATATCACGATGACGTTTTGTTGCATCGTCATTAGTTTCATTCAGTGTCTGTATCACTTTAGTTAATGTAGCCATAGGATCCTATCCTTGATTTTGGTTCTTTATTCTTTCGTTTTCTTTTTCAATATAATCAACTAGCATACCTATATAAATTTCTCTTTCCCATGGTAACATACTTTCAATTTCAGTCAAAGAATATTTGTGTTCTTGCATCAATAAAAAATTTGTTTTATAATAATTTACTAAATTATCATGAGAAAGAGCCACTAAAAAAAATCATCTATACCACTTAACACCATTGTATTTTCAGTTTCACAACCACCACAAACAAATTTTATTTCTTTTTCAACTCTTGGCATATTTTCAACATATTCCTTTACCTTAGTAAATTGTTCAGTATTTAAAGATTCAATAAAATCATTTACTTCAGTATCGGAAACATCTTTAAGCATAATATTTTCTTCTTCAGTTTCAATTGATTCCATACATTTACCAATAAGTATAAAAGTTTTTTCTGTTTCAGTTAAATTATTATCTTCAAATTTAAGTACATCATTAAAATTTGGATATTTCATAGATAACGTAATATTTTCTTCAAGTTTAATATCCTTTTCTACTATTCTATCTTGTTTTACTTCAATATCATCTAATCGTACTGCAATTTCATTGGTCTTTTCGCATTGCTTACATTTTATACCGAGTTGGCTTACTTCACCTACAGACTTTGATCTAATCATAATAAACATATATTCAATATCAAATAATGTAAGTTTACTAGAATCAAATTCATCTTGTACACATGAAGAAATAGTATCAACTACTGCATTTAATGAAGCGGCTTTATCTTGTGATTCAAGAGCCATCATCAATACTTTTTCTTCTTTTACCAAATAAGGTCTAAATTTTACATTTTGTTTAGACGAAGGTATAATTAATTCATACTTTGGTTTATCATTTAACTTTGGCAGCGCCATATTTTCATCCTCATTTCATTTAATTATTAGGGTTTTTATAAACACCTTTCCAGTTATTATAAGAGAGTTGTATATTTAATTCACTAGTACCACCTTGCTCATTACTAAATTCTATTGCGTTTACAAGTGTAGGAAAAGCATCTATTAAAGTGCACTCGTAAACCTCTTCATTAGCATTATTTAACTGATATATTGTAACTTGTCTAGTATATCCAGATCCGGGTGTTGAACCATATTTGTATTCTAATTCGTATGTATCAAAATCCACAGATAAACCAGTCCAATAATCAAAATATCTTTTAGCATCATATGTATTTGTGAGCATAAATGTAATTGATATATCGTCAATTAAAAATCCATTTGCAACTTTTTCAGCTTTTGGAATGCCTATAACTCTTTCATTTACACTTATTGATCTACCAGGAAGATTAATGTTTCTACACATAAAATTTAGCTGACTTGATGTTATATCTGGTAAATCTGTAAATGTAGGTAATTGAACTCGAAATAAATTATTTCTTGCTAAGCCAGCTTTAAGTGAAGATTGAAATGCATTAATATCTAACATTAGATCATTTTCCTTGATGCTCTATATACTGCAGAACCACTGGATTTATTCCAAGATGCAGTTGGAAGAAATGTTGCTATCTCCCATTCTGGTGAATCAACCTTTGCATATCTACTTCTTACATTTGAATTTAAATAGTGCTTTACACACGGTTTAAAATATCTTAGATTAGACGCACTCTTTAATTGTTGATATTTTATATTAAACTTTGTTGACTCATCAAACCGTTTATTATTTGTTGTATCCATAAGACCATCAAGTAATTTAGCCCTAAGTACAGGCGGTAAGTAATGTAAATTTAAACCAAGAAAGCCTTTTTCAGCTGGTCCAATTGGTATCACTAATGGAAATCCATCATAATATGGCAACTTATCTTTATGTTTTGGATCATAGAAAAACATATACATATTGCCAATAACAGCTCTATTTTCAAGCGTCAACTCTTCATCTCTCAATAGTTGATTTCTATTGATTCTACGCATTGCTCCGCCACGTAAAGCACCGATTCTTTTTCTAAACCAATCTCTTGATTCTTGTGTCCGAGGGTTAATACCTGCTCTAAACGCTTCGATCTCAAGATTCTGAAATATACTTGCCATTGTAGTATTTATAATGATTTTTTAATTTTTTTCATCTTCGGAAGACTCTTCATCTTAGACTGCTTTGGCATTATGCCCATACTTTGTAGTGTCTTTTCTGTCCAAATCTGAAACTCCCAATTTCTATCCTCAGCAAAGTTTTTAGCAGCTTTCCATTTATTCATATTCTTAACATAAGTCATACCCTCATTAATATATCTTTTAGTTTTTCTTCCTGTAAATTTTGGAGGAATTGTTTGACTATCTGGTTTAATTTCTACAATAATAGTCTTACCATCTTTAAATGTTATCTTTAGATCAACAAAGTAACGATGATATTTTTTATCGACTTCATAGAAGTATGGTACTACAACTTCTTCAGATGCCCAAGTTTTTATTGAAGGATTATTATCACACCATTTAAAACAGTGTCTTTCCCACATAGATCTGTAAATTACATTATCTGGATCACCACGATATTTTGATCTGTACTTTACTTTATATTTTCCTTGGTATGTTTTCATAATACTTTCATTTTAATTATATAAATAAGAATAAGATAATTCTATTTATTAGGAA